TGTCATGCCGTAGCGCAGCACTGCGAACGGTCCCAGCATGCTCGCCATGGTCAACGCCAGGCCGCCGAACACGAATGCCAGCGCAGCGATCGCGGCCACGACCTTGACCAGGCCGCCGGCCAATTTCGGATTCTCCCGGGCCCAGGTTCCGATGCTGTTTGCGATCTCGCCCAGGGTTTTGATCAGGTCCTTTAGCTCCGGCGCAACGGCCGCGCCGAACTCTGCCATGGCGTTGGTGAAGCTGCCTTCAGCGGCTTCCATGATGTTGGTCAGGGTGTTGAGCTGTTCGTTGACGCGGGTACGCAGATCGGCCTGAGTTTTCAGCTTCTGTTGGACCTCCTGGTACCCGGCCAGCCCCTTGTTCATCATGGTGTTCAACGTGGTCAGGGTTTCAGCGTCATCCCCGAACAGCTTCTTGATGATGGCGTTGCGGTCGACGTCGTTGAAGGCCTTGAGCTTTTCAACCTGGGCATACAGGTTCTCCAGGCCGGCAAAGTTCCCCTTGTCGTCGGTGAACTTGAAGGACACGCCAGTATTGCCAGCGGCTGCGATCTTGTTGGCGCTATTGACGTGGTCCCCGTCTAGCCCTGCTTGGAAGATTTTGCGGAAGGCGTTGCCGGCGGAACCGCCCTCCATGCCGGCCTGGTCCATCATGATCAGCAGCGGCGCCAGTTCCTTGGCTGCATCGATCCCTGACTTTTTGATGACGTCCATCACCGGGGCGATTTTGCTGAAGCCCTGGAGCATGTTGCCTGGGTCAACACCGGCATAGAACCCGCGCTGGATGGTGTCCATCAGGCCCATCATGTCTTTTTCAGTGGTGCGCGTGGCGTCCTGCATCTTGGCGGCAAATTCCGCCGCCTCAGTGGCCTCCATCTTCAGCTGAACGCCGAGGTGCGCAGCCGCTTCACCCGTGCCGCCGAGGATGCTTTGCGCGCTCAGGCCCTGACGCCGAAGCATGGTCATCATGTTCTGGAAGTCAGCCGTGGTGCCTGGCAAGCGGTCGCCCAGCTTGGTGGCCAGGTCGGTGATCTTCTGGAAGTCCTCCGAGACCTTGCCGGTGTCGTCCATCATCGACACCTTGAGCTGTGTGGCGGAATCCTCATTGGGCGCGAAGGCTTTGACTGCGGCGGCAATCGGTCGGGTCGCCGCGTAGCCCACGCCCAGCCCTGCGGCGCCGTTCACGGCGAGGTTGCCGGCGGCGCTCTGGGACTTTTCCATCTGGCTACGAGCCAACGCCGCGCGCTTGTGCTGGGCGCTCAGATCGGCCATGCGCTTGCCTTGCGTGCTGATGCTGGCGTTGGTGGCGTTGATTTGCTCGCGCAGCTGGCGCTCATGGGTGCCGAGATTTTTAGTGCTGATGCCTGCGTCGTAGAGCTTCGATCGCAACCCTTGCAACTGCACGTTCTGCTGTTGGTGTTGCTGCTTGAGCCGCTGGGCCTCGCGCACCGCTGCTTGAAAGCTCCTGGTCATCGCCCTGGTCGGCGCGTCGGTCGCGGCGAGTTCCTGGCTGAGGGATTTGACTCGATCGCGTGCAGCGGTGAGTGACGCGCCGGTTTGTTCAGCGGCTGCCCGCTGAGCCCGCCAGGCGCTGACGTCTTTCTGCTGGGAGGTGAGTTCTTTCAGGCGGTCCCGAGCGGCCTTGAGGGCGCGCGCGGTCTCAATGCCCCCTTCGCTGATGTGCTTCAGCGGGCGGGTGGCCTTGTCGATGGTACTGAGCAGCACCTGTAGTCGCAGATCATTTGCCATCGGTCGAACTCCGCACCCTGGCGCGCTCGCGCCATTCCATCAGCTCTTGCAGGCCCAACTGATCCATATCAGCCGGTGCCCAGTGAAAAACCACCGCCAGGTCGGCCATGGCGTCGTCTACGCAACGAGGGATGCGTCCGTCTTCATCGATTTCTGTAGCAAAAAACCGCACACCTTGGTGCCGAGTGCGAACAGATCGGCAGGGTCCATCGACGTGACTTCGACGGCAGTGAGTGTCGGGTTACTGATGCGCGGCACGACCTTCACCAGGCTGTTGACGTCGATTTGCAACAGTTCGGCCAGGCTCACACCGCGCAGCTCGCCCGCGTTGGGTTTGCGCAGGGTGATGCTGTCGATGGTGGTGGTGCCACGGCGGATCGGCGTGTCGAGGATGACTGTGTTGTCGTCGGCCAGTGGTTTGACGTCGGCTTGTTCTGTGGATACGGGTTTCATTGGCAAAGCTCCTACTGATGAGGGATGTGGTTATCGATCGAGGTCGAGGATCAAAGGCCGATGGCGGACCGTTGTTTCTCCAGCATGTCGACGCCGCCGACCTTCTCGATGAAATTGAGCAGGTCGATTTCGATGATGTCTTCGTTGTCGACGGTCAGCTTGTAGTAGCTGCAGGTGGTGGTTATGGAGTGTTCGGTGTCTTCACCAGGGGTGGCGTCACCCATTTCGATGGTTTCGTGACGGCCGCGCACGGTGACTTCCACTGCACTAACTTCCCCGGTGTCGTCCTGTTCGTAAGCCCCTGCGAAACGCAGTGCTACACCAGACGCATTTACCGCACCGAACTGCTTGAGCACGATCAGGTCGAGACCGCCGAGCTTCCACTCCAGCTGGATGCCATCGTCGGAGAAGCCCAGATCCGCCTTGACCGGTCCATTCATACCGGCGGCGCGATAGGCTTCCATCTTGCGGCCCAGGGCGGGCAGGGTGACGGTCTTGGCTTTGCCTCTGTAGCTGCCGCCGTCGTTGAACAGCATCATGTTTTTCAGTTTGTGTGGCAGGGCCATGGCGGTGTTCTCCGGGGTTATGGCGAGGGGTTAACTCCCCTTGCGGGGAGGCCCGGTTTAAGCGTTTACAGCGGTTGCGAACTGCATCAGGTAGCTGTCGGTGATGCGCTGGCGCAGGGTGAGGTTTTCCAGTGGCGGCACAGGCGTGTAGTCGTAGTCGATAGTCAGCTTGCCGGCCTTGAGGGTGTCCTTGTCGTTGATGTCTTCCGGGTACCAGCAGCTCCCGCCGATCAGATAGCCCTGGGCAACCAACTCGCGGAACTTGGCGTTGATGCCTCCGATGATGTCTCGCACCAGCGATGCGTGCATGGGCTTGTCCATGGCCCACATCTGCGCTTCGGCCATCGTGTCGGCAAGGATCTGCGCGGTGCGGGTGTAGTTTTCGAAGGCAAACAACGGATCGTCGCTGCAGGTGCGGCTACCCCAGAAACGAAAGCCGCCCTCGTTGATCAGCGTGGTGACCTCGTTGCTGTTGAGGTAGTTGGCGTCGGTGGCCGGATTTTGAAGATCCCAAAACACGTCGGCGCTGATGCCGGTCACGCCGTTGACGGCGACGTTGGAGAGGGTTTTGTGCCACCCGGTTTCCTGGTCGATCTTTGCCCGCAGGCCGAGGGCGCGAGCCGTGGCATAGGCGGTAACGGTCTTGCTGGTGACGGTGTCCCAGTTCAAGAAGTCCGGCCAGATCAACATCAGTTCACGGGCACCGAAGTTTTCGCGGTAGGCGACCACCTCTTCCTTGTTTTTGCAGTTCCAGGCGCTCACATAGCCAAAGGCTCGCAGGTCCTGAAGAATCGAAACGAGGGCGGTGGCTACCGGCTGGCTGTCGTAGCCAGGCACACCGATGATGCGCGGCGTCATACCCACCCGGGCCTTGGCGGCCAGCAGGGCTTTCATGCCGGTGTATTTGCCGTCGGCGGTGGTGGTGCCGATCAGGGCGCTGGTGGTAGCGGCTTCGTCTGCGCCTTCCTTGACCCGCACGACGATGGTGTAGGGCTTGGTCTGGTCTGCGATGGCTTGCAGGCTGCTGGCCAGGGTGCCTTTGACACCGGCTTTGGCGATGGCGCTTTGCACGCTGGTCAGCAGGACAGGTGTGTCGAACGGGAATACGAGCGGGTCCGCATCTTCAGCCGTGCAAACCAGGCCGATGACTGCGGTGGGGATGGTACGAATGGGGCGGGTGCCATCGTTGAGTTCGATGACCCGCACGCCGTGGAGATAGTCTGAACCGGCCATGGGTGGTTGCCTGCGCTGTGATGGAATGACAGTACACAGGCTGCCGCGCGCGCGCCGATTGGGCGAGCGCGTGGGGTTGTAGGGCTTAGCTATACAGGGCGAGAGAGAAGTTTATTGAGCGGCTTGGTCTTCTGGCCACGGATAGTTGGTCTGGATTTCGTTGAAGCGAGTAATACCGGCGTCCCTCACTGCCTCCCAGCCAGCCTCTCCCATGACTTGCATGCGGTTTGCCTCGGCGAAGTAGCGATCTGATCCCACAACAGGCTCGGCATAAGCCGCAAGCCGCAAGCGCTCCACATCCTCGTGCGTCTGAGGCGCCGTGGGCAGTAACTGCTTTGTAATGTTTCCTTCTGCATCAATCGACCAAATGCCGTCGTTTTCGCGGATGAGCCTTAACCATAACGCCTCATCAACTTCGACAGCGCCTTTCGGGATTTCATGCATGCCCTTAATCAGGCGTTGATTAAGCGTTCCATCGGGATGAAATGTTGCGTAATTCATTGTTTTTTCCTCAAGTGCCAACCGCGATAAAACTCAACCCCGCCGAGCCTGTGACGCCGGTGTTGTAGGTCGTAAAACGATCGGCATACACAGCGCCCGAAGCACCGCCTATGCCATCACTCAGGCGAACGCTGTAGTCACCCGAGGCGTTGTTGTTGTACGCACCAACGACTACAGCGCCGACATCCGTTGGAAATGGGATGGGGAAGTACGTGGTGTTGATTGCGGAACCCGTGAGCGAAACCCCCACGTTCCATTGAACAATCCAGCCTTTGAGCCACGTCGGAAAGACGATATAGCCGACACGGCCGATCAGAATCCGAAAGCCCCAGCGTTGTTTTTTCGGTGTCACGATGGTGATGTCGTCGTCGCCAGCGTTGACCAGGTTTTGCGGTGCAATACGCGCAAGGCCTATCGCGCTCTCGGTGGCCTGTATGACCTTTGCGGCAATAGCCTGAAAGACACGCAGAGCATTCATGGGTTTGTTGGTATCTGCCCCTGTTTCGGCTTCGACCTGGCTGGCGAATGAAACACCGTACCCGGCAAGCGTGTTGGGCGTACCCGTCAAGGCCGAAAACTTGAGTCCGGTCAGGCCCGAGCCGACACCGGTGATCGGGCCGGTGATATCGACCCCGCTGGAGGTGACACGAATACCATTGCCACTCGCCCAGGGCGTAGAGCCGAGCCCCATGAACATCGAGGTGATGGCGTTGTAACTTCCGGTAAAACCAAGCCCGCCTTTCTCGCCACCGTTGCTCCCAGCGATGAGGCCGCTTGCCCAGGACGGCGACCCTACAGGCTGAATGTAGATCGCCTTTGCCTCGGCCATGTTGATGGAATCAAACAAGGTTCCACCAATGAGGCCCATATCTTGGAACGTCGAAGGGTTATCACCACCAACGACGATGCCGCGCTTGTTGATGTTTACCCGCGTGTACCTGCCCTCTGGCCGGGTTTCAGGCAGCACGTTGAGAAACCACGCATCCACATATTCTCGTGTTGCCAGGACAACCGATGGATCAATTTTCAGCTCAATGTTCGACGTGTTGCTGACGATCAGGTTGATCCGAATGACTTGGGTGCGACCAGAACCCTGGGTAAGCAGGGGTTTGAATGTCGGTGCGCAGTTGGCAATGGCGACCAGATCGCCGGCTGCGTCATAAAGGCCGATCTCACGAATCCACCAGCCACCGATGCTTTCGGGGATGATCTGCTCGGCGATGATGATGCTCGCGTTCTTCGGGTCGACCTTCACCTGGTTGAGTGGTGCGCGCCGACGCTCGTTGATCAGTTTCGTTTGCGTGCGGCTGGGAATTGGCTCGGTACCGTTGGCATCCCCGACACCCATCTGGGCGAAAGTCCACGGCACGCCGAGCGCGTCCGCGTTGGCTTGCTTGGCCTCTCCGACGGCGGTGAGGATCGCGAAGAACTGGCTGTTTTGGTCGGTCATGGGTAGATGTCCATTGTGTCGATGTGATGCTCGCGGCCACCGATGGCGAGGTAGCCGCTGACGTCGATGTCACGTTGAGTGGGTGGGTAAACGCTAAGTTCGTCGCCTTCGTAAACGCTGACGCCGACGAAGACCGTGCCTGTGCTTTCGAGGCTGATGGCCAGGCCGGTTAGGTGGCGCGTGAGGGGCTTGGCGTCGTCGATCAGCCAGGTGAGTTCCTGGTACATCGCTTCGGTGATACCGGTTTCCAGCACCCCAACCTTCAATGCGAAGGTTCCGGGTACGCCTTCGGGGATCGTCTCCCACCACTCCAGCACCTCAATTAGGTAACCCAGCGGCTCGACCACGCGGCGCAGGGCGCCGATGGTGCCCTTGTGCGCGTGGATGTAGCGGGACGAACGGATGGCCGCGCGCTTGGTGGCTTCGCTCCAGTTGCTGTCCCAGCGATCGACGGAAAAGGCCCAGGCCAGGTAGGGCAGCACCGCCACCGGGCAGGTGGATGGGTTGCACAGTTGCCTTAGGGGGATGGGCACGCGCTGAATCTCAGTGAGTGCCTGCGCTGCTTGGCGCTCAAGCGAGGTTGAGTTTTTCGGCACCAACAGCTGGGCGCCCATTATTCGGTACCCCGAGTGAT